ATGAAACTAAACGCACGACAGGTCGATACAGCCAAACCCAAAGATAAGCCCTACAAGTTAGCTGACGGCGGCGGTTTGTATCTTCTGGTCAATACCAATGGTGCGAGGTACTGGCGTTTAAAGTACCGAGTTGCCGGTAAAGAAAAACTGCTGGCGCTGGGGATATATCCTGATGTCTCTCTGGCCGATGCCCGATCGCTGCGTGATAAAGCGAAAAAATCTCTCGCTGCTGGTGGTGATCCATCGGAGAACAAAAAGGATGAAAAGGAAGCCCGTAAGGCCCAGGTAAAAAACACCTTTAAAGAGATTGCTCTGGAGTGGCACACCAGCAAAGCAAGGAAATGGTCTACAGGTTATGCCAATGAAAATCTGGTACTGCTGACCAACAACGTTTTCCCACAACTTGGTGACAGGCCTATTGCGGAAATTAGGCCGCTAGAGCTGCTGGAAATCCTCAAACGAATAGAAAACCGTGGTGCTACTGAGCAAGCCAGAAAGGTACGCATGCGCTGTTCGGAGGTTTTCCGTTACGCCATTGTCACCGGGCGGGCAACTTATAACCCGGCTCCCGACCTGATCAGCGCCATGCAGGGGCATGAGTCGAAACACCATCCCTTTTTAATCGCGAAAGAGCTACCCGATTTCTTCACCGCGCTATCTGGTTATTCTGGCAGTGTGCTGGTGGTTCTGGCCGCACGCCTGCTAATTCTGACCGGGTTGCGGAACGTTGAATTACGTTGCGCTTCCTGGCAGGAAATTGATACCGAAAATGCGCTATGGGAAATCCCATTAGAACGGATGAAGATGCGCCGCACTCACCTGGTGCCGCTATCCCGCCAAGCTCTGGCTATCGTTGAGCAGATACGGGAAATAACCGGTAAATATCCGCTGATGTTCCCCGGGAGAAATGACCCACGCAAAACAATGAGTGAGGCCAGCATTAACCAGGTATTTAAACGCAGCGGGTATGCGGGAAAAGTTACCTGCCACGGCTTCCGCCATACCATGAGCACAATTCTTCACGAACAGGGCTATAACACTGCATGGATTGAAACCCAGCTTGCCCACGTCGATAAAAACTCAATTCGCGGCACCTATAACCACGCTCAGTATCTGGATGGACGCAGGGAAATGCTCCAGTGGTATGCCGACTATATGGAAGCATTGGAGAACGGCGGAAATGTGGTTCATGGCTCGTTTGGTAAACGTGCGTAACTGGATAGATAGACAGTTGTAGTATACCGCAGTAGACTACTGTAAACGAACAAAGAATAGGCTATGTCTAGGCTGATCCCCGAAACCCCGTACACCTCTGCGGGCTGGCATAGCCGCTAAAATTAGAGGGCGTGAGGTGGCGTCAGTATGCCTGAGGAAAATTTTCTACCATTAGACAGTGATATACCACTCTATCCCGTAGAGGCATTACGTGAAATTGCTAGCTCCGTCAGATGGTCACTTAAACATAAGAAAAGAACCAATGAGCAAATTGAGCATGTTCAAAATTTGATATTTGAACTGATAGAGATTTACTTCAACGAAGAACAGGAAAAAGAAATTCAGCGATTAAGGGATGAAGCTCAAGCTACTTTAATGTACAGCAGATGGAAGGAAGAGCTTGATTTGTATCCTTTTGCGATCCAGCACAACCGTTACGGTGATTCTTTGGGGTTCATCGGTGACTCAAGGGAATTGGATTCACCAAGTTACGAGAATACAGATGAAGTAGACGCTTTATATGAAATCATTGAGTGGCTTAAAGATAATGAAACAGAGGAAGGGTTTGTAGATGCTGAGCCTTTTGAATACTTCTACGCATTAAGCCTCTCCTTAATAGCCGACGCTGTAGTTTTTATTCGCTCACTGGAGAGCAATCAGAATAAAATTGGAACGGTGAAAGTAACTCTTGGCGGGCTACATCCGATAACCAGAGCAGCGATGAAGGCAATGAAAGCCATGGGGTATGGTAATGAACGTAAAACAGAAGATTTATATGAGAGGAAATTAAGTGATTTAAATGAAAAGGTTGAAGAACTTGTAAAGCGAGTAGCTGAACAGAGTAATTATAATTCTGAGGAGGAGAGCAGAAAAAAAGCCAAGATAAAAAAAGCCACGGACTCACGACATAAAAAAAACCGAGAGGCAAAAAATATTGTTTGCGATGATTGGCTTAAAAGTCGCAATAATTTTAAAAGTGCGATGGATGCCGCTGAACATTACAAAGTGTGGCTTGAAGACAAATATTTTTACTATGGCGTGCTGACTGTTAGAAATTGGATTCTAATGCATGCTAAAAAACACCGGGTAAAGTGGTAACCGCTATTGCGCAGGGTGTATGGTCTACTGCGCACACTGTACGCTTTGCGATGTATAGTGGTGGATTATCAAGCATTATTTAGTTGGAATACCTCCTGTTATCTAGCACCGTCTATTAGTGACAACAAACAGAAACAGGGGGAAACATGCCACAGACACTTATCAGAATGTCCGAAACTATGCGCCGCACGGGGTATGGTAAGGCATGGCTATACAAACTCATCTCACAAGAAAGATTCCCGAAGCCTGTAAAAATTGGCTCACGTTCGATCGCTTTCGTTGAGAGCGAAGTTAATGAATGGATTGAGCAGCGTATCTCTGAACGAGATAGCTTATCCGCACGCTGAAGATACAACAGCTATGGGAGGAACGATGCAAAACGATAACATTATTCCCATCAGGGCGGGAGTATCAAATAACACATATCATGCAGATGACAATGATGACCCATCTAATGCTTATATCGAGATGTTCATCAGTTCTCTTGCATATAAAAGGCCAGAAGAAGTTATTGCTGAGATTTTAACTCAAATTGAAATCATTGATGACCATATGCGTTCATTGGTTGTTAATCACAAAGAGATATCCAGAGTGCGAGCGAATTTATATAAGATTTATATTGCATCAAAAGCACTGGAGTCATATTTAGAAAATAAAGGCCAACCGGTGAATCTGGATTTCTAACGTCTCAAACCGAAGAGGTTTATCTCATGAAAAATGAAATGGTCTTCTCTGGCCAGGGGGATTCTCACACCCAAAATCCCGCGACTCAATCGATGCAGTTACCTGTTATTGAATGGCAAGGCGTTCGGGTGGTGACCACAGAGACTCTTGCTAAGGGATATGAAACTGACACTATCCGTATCCAACAAAATCATATCCGTAATGAATCCCGTTTCATTGAAGGCATACACTTTTTTAATCTGAAAGGCACGAAATTACGGGAGTTGAAAAACAGACTATCTTCTAGCGAGTTAGTTGGAAAGCGTGCCCGTAGCCTCGTTCTTTGGACAGAAAAGGGGGCCGCCCGCATGTCTAAAATTGTCGATACGGATGCCGCATGGTCTTTCTTTGAAACCCTTGAAGGCTGTTATTTCTCCCATAAGAAGGAACAACAACAGGTTCTGGCTGTTCCGAATTTTTCCGATCCTGCGGCAGCCGCCCGAGCCTGGGCAGATGAATTTGAAGCAAAGCGTAAGGCCATGGTCATAACGCACCAGCAGGCGGAATACATCGAACAGTTAGAAAAACTGTTTGCGAACGGGCTTTCACCTGTTCAGTTTTGTAAGCGCCTCAATGGTGTTAATTGCAGCAAGGTTAATGCCTACCTTGCTTCTGTCGGGTGGTTATATGACGACAATCCAGAGGGTAATAATGCACGCTGGCGCGTTTATTCCTATGCACGGGATCGTTATCTTACAGAAAAAACCAGCACCATTAGCCCGCCAGCATCAGAAGGGTTTATTGCCTACAACCCGGTGTTATTAAGGAAAGGGGCTGTGTGGATCTATCGACACTATTTGAATGGTGAACTTCCGATGAAGTCGGACTGGAATGGTGAGTTTACCCACGATAAAGATCTGTCAGGAGATAAGCATGCTAGCGCTCAATAAAACAAAGGCGACCATGCCGGGCCGCCTGAGTCACTGCAAAAATCTAAAGCTGTATCAGAATACCAGACAGGTAAACGCATGCAACTGTCCGTTGATTCAATCTTTCGTTTTTTTACGTTGCCGAAATTTGATTTCACGCTGTAAAGCAGAAACCACAAATTGCCCGGTACTCTCGCCTATTTCTTTTAGTTCTTCGACCTCTTTGACGATCTCATGCGGAACACGAGCAGCAAGAGTTTGCGACTTTGCATTAACTGCCTTCGTTGCCATATCTGACTTTCTCCATTTAAGGTGTTTAACAGTATGGCATAAAAAAAGGAGTTGTAAACACTTGAAGTGTTCAACACCTTGCAATAGACTGGTGTTCAACACCTTATCCACGGGTGTTGCACAAAAAGTGAAGCCCGTAGGTGTTGGTAGCACCTACGGGCCTCTAACCAAACCGTTATACGAGGTAACGATCATGGCTACCAAGAATACTATCACAGAAAATGCATTCACCCCTGATGTAAAAAGCTTACCCACCCCATGTGAGACATTCGCCATCATTCATGAAATGGAGTGTCTTCTGTCCATCATACAAAGCATCAATGAAATCACTGATCCACGTAAAAAAAGTTACCTGATTGATGCTGCTGACAGTATCGGTACTCGCATTCTCGATAATCTCAATACTCGTCAGGATTTTGAAGATGATGAGTGCCGCCGAGAAGCAATGGGAGCAGCATCATGACCTCAACGAAACTGATAACTAAAAATTTCCGTTTGAATGCATTGGCTAACCAGTATGCGGCCGCTCTGTATGCAGCTATACGGCGACAGAATAACGGGGACTTCTTCACTATCGAAGCCGCTGGGCAAGCGGTACAAGTGGATATCGTTGGTAATGTTCAAGGCATGCGACAACTGGTGGATAGCTATCTGCTGGAAGCTTTAGAACAGGAATATCGGCAATGGGAAGACGTTGCCATTACTATCTTGGCCGCTTGCATCGAAGGTTCCGCTCTGACCATTCATGGAAGGCAAATCTGGAAAAGCATGGTTGGCGATATGGAACTATCGATAGCGCAGGGAGGCCGAATCAATGCGTAATATCGACCTAATCCGCCATGTATCTAGTGTGGCTCGTGGACATTGGCCTGATGTATTGCCAATGTTGAGGATCGATATACCCCATCACAGGGGAAGCCTTGGCCCCTGCCCCGCATGCGGCGGAACTGACCGCTTTCAGTTCGATGATTTAGAAGGGCGTGGAACATGGCATTGCCGCCACTGTGAAACCGAAGCCGGAGACGGGCTGGCGCTAGTGATGAATGTTCGCCAGTGCTCTGCTACCGAAGCGGCTTTCTCGGTTGCGGATGTGTTGGGTATCGATTACCGGGCAACAGAAACCGATGGTAATACAGCCAGCCAAAGGCAGGAGCAGTTGGACGCAGAGCGGCAACAACGTGAGCATAGGACCGCTGATGAAGCCGTACAGCGCCGGAACGCATTCACCTCAAAGTACCAAGCACTAGCGGTGAAATCCGCACCGGGGGAAAGTGCCTACCTGATGGGTAAAGGGCTTGAAGGGTTCACCTTCCCTATTCTGCCTGACGGAACGCTATTGCTTTCGCTGGTCGATGAATCCGGCGCAGTTGCTGCTGCACAGACCATCACACCAAAGGGTGAAAAGCGGTTGCTCAGTGGGTCAGCAAAGAAAGGCGCATACCATGCCGTTAATGCGCCAGAGCAGCCCGCTACGGTGATTCTTGCTGAAGGATTAGCAACAGCGTTAAGCGTTCACCTGATGCGCCCTGACGCGCTGCTGGTAATCGCCATTGACGCGGGGAACCTCCCCCCCGTCGCACAAGTGATGCGCCAGCAGCACCCACAAGCACAAATCATTATTGCTGCTGATAACGATCACCCTACTGATGACCAACCAAACACCGGGAAAGATGCCGCAGAAAAAGCGGCCGGCGCAGTGGCTGGATGGGTATCACTTCCCCCTACTGACTACAAAGCCGATTGGAATGATTACCACACACAAAACGGGCTGGAAGCCGCCACACAGGCATTTAATGAATCCACATGCCAGCACAAGGGGGAAAGTGTGACCACTCAACTGAAAGCGATTGATGGAGGGAAACCGAGCGGTACCGAACACGATCCACTGAAACCCAGGGTTGAACGCCGCAAAGATGGAGTGTTTTATGTGACTCCGAAACTAGACAATGGTAGCGGAGAGATTATCAACAATGAAAGCTGGCTTTGCTCCTGGTTGAGTGTTGTCGGGATCGGCAGGGATGATAAAGACCAATACCTGATATTACGCTGGCGGGCGATGGGGACGAGTACCGATACTACACAGGCGATCCCCCTGGCTGATATAGGTGAACGTGAAGGCTGGCGAACGCTGAAAAATGGTGGCGTGAATGTCACAACGAAAAGTAGCCTACGGGCAATTTTAGCTGACTGGCTACAGCGCAGCGCCACACATGAAATTTGGCGTATCGCTCATGCTACTGGTTGGCAATGCGGTGCCTACATCATGCCCGATGGTGAAATCATTGGTAAGCCTGATGTGCCTGTCTTATTTAGTGGCCGCAGTTCAGCGGCTGCCGGTTATACCGTCAAGGGCACAGGCGAAAGCTGGCGTAATCATGTTGCCCGGCTGGTAGATGGTAATTACGCCATGATGACAGGCATTGCGGCAGCGCTGGCCGCGCCTCTGATTGGCCTGAGTGGTGCGGATGGGTTCGGTATCCATTTCTATGAACAATCCAGCGCAGGGAAAACCACCACAGCAAACGTGGCAAGTAGTCTCTACGGCGATCCTGATTTGCTGCGCTTGACGTGGTATGGCACCGCGTTGGGACTGACAAACGAAGCAGCAGCCCACAATGACGGGCTAATGCCTTTGGATGAGGTTGGGCAAGGTGCCGATCCTGTCAGCGTCTCACAATCCGCTTACGCGCTGTTTAACGGTGTCGGCAAATTGCAGGGAGCTAAAGAAGGCGGTAACCGGGATCTGAAACGCTGGCGCACGGTGGCTATAAGCACCGGGGAAATGGATCTGGAGACCTTTATCGCCCTTACCGGAAGAAGAACCAAGGCGGGGCAACTCGTGCGCCTGCTGAATATCCCATTGAGCAAAGCTATTCGCTTCCATGAATACAGCAACGGAAAGCAACACGCCGATGCGCTGAAAGACGCCTATCAGAACCACTACGGCGCTGCCGGTCGCGAATGGGTGAAATGGCTAACCGACCACCAGCAACAGGCCATTGACACGGTGAGAGCCGCTGAAATGCGCTGGCGTAGTCTTATTCCTGCCGACTATGGCGAGCAAGTTCACCGCGTGGGGGCAAGGTTTGCCATTCTGGAAGCGGCGCTATTGCTGTCAACTGCCATCACTGGGTGGGACACGCAGAAATGTCGCGACGCCATCCAGCACAGTTATAACGCCTGGTTGCGTGAGTTTGGCACAGGGAACAAAGAGCACCAGCAGATTATCGAGCAGTGCGAAGCGTTTCTAAATGCGTATGGTCTGAGCCGCTACGCGCCAATTGGATATGATGAACGTGATTTGCCTATCCGTGATTTAGCTGGGTATCGTGACCGAGGCAAACACGATGCAGCACCGATGATTTTCTATACCTTCCCGTCTACGTTTGAGGGGGAAATTGCCAAAGGCTTTAACGCTAAACAGTTTGCTAAAATCCTGCGTAGCGCGGGCATGCTGACCCCACCCAACAGCGGGCGCGGTTATCAGCGCAAATCCCCACGGATAGACGGACGGCAGATAAATGTCTATGTCCTCCAATACCGCCCAGAGGATAGCCAGCCAGAATAAAACTCTTTTACATACGTATAAATGGTGTTGGTTCAGTTAGTTTGGTTGGTTCAATATTTAAAACCATCTGTTTTTATTTATTATTTTCCTAAAAATTGAACCAACACCGAACCAACAGAAGGGGATTTTGAACCAGCAACAATAAACAGTTGAGGGGAGAAAACGACTATGACAACACAGATTTCAGCATATGGGCGTCTGGTGGTGGATGTGCAAAGCGTGAACCTAGCGAAACCTAACGGTCGGTGAAAAACGAAAGCCGAATGTTTACAGATTCCCCGAAAACGAAATGGATACGGTCAGCGCGCGGATAACTTTACTACGTGAGAAGATACTGACCTATGTCAAAAATCCGGCATATGAATATCACGGGTACTACAAAGAGGAATTTACTAGGTGCCGTGATAAGGCCGACCAGTGGTGTTGAATTTTTTATAATTTACTTCATAACTAAGAAGCCATAGAAATGGCTATGGTTTATTTGGGAAAACTAAAATGATTAAAGTAACTTATATGCTAGCGAAGCGTGTCGACTTCCCTGGGATCGGGGTTGCCCCCTAATAGAAAAACAATATGGCAGTCTGTTCGAAGCTAATATTCCTGAGGTAGGTCAAGTCATCAGTCTTCAATACGGTACAGATATTGGCCAGATGGGGGCATTTCTTATACGCAAGGTTGAGCGTACCATCTGGAACGAACACGAGAGCTATATGATTTGGGTTGAAGGGGCTTAGGCCGTAGTGATTTGAATACAAGGCTGCTTAGCAAGCAGCCTTTTTATTACCTTTTCCTGATCCATTTTGAGTAAGAAATGCCGTGATTACTCAAACAACAGACCGGAGGTTGCTCACATTAACGTCGCCAAAACGTGCGGGATGTACCTGCTGAAAACTGGCTTAAAAATTAGACTATATAAGAAGGATGGTGAAACAGGGTATCACTGAAACCAGAAGTGAATGCCTACATCGTTCAATCGCTTGCATGCTTTGATCACCCCTCTCTGATTGTCGATGCCGTCTTAAAAAAGGACCGGCGCCAAGCGTTTTGTGAATCACAAGAAGGTCAAAATACCAAATAAAACAAGAAGTTATCGCGACCTTAAGACTCTTTATGGGATGAAGCCTTGTGGATTAGGAGCTACATAAGAGCATCGAGGTGGAAAACAACAACATGCTGAATTGAGGCGTTGTGACGGATAGCTACCAGAAATCGGTGAGTTCGCTAAAGCATCGCAGCTTACTGGGCTCAACCTCCAAAACTTAGGATGTGTAGCTTTGATCTGCACGATTGCAAGCAAGATAGTAGTCCGTTATAACTACGCGTCGTCACCCTAGCCTAGCCAGTGCACATTTGCCCGCCGACCTCTAGCTGCAACAATATTTCAACATATTTATTACTAACTTTCATTGGCCCCATAAAAAATAGTCATAGCCTAGATGGCGAGAGACATCTGTACTTGAGTTGGCATTGCAGCTCGACGCCAGAGCCAAGCGTCAAATTCTCGACGCGAAAGAGAGAGAAGGTCTGCGGCGAAGCAAAAAGACTCACGCAAGAAGTGATAGTCATCATTTTTGACACCAATTGCTTTCGCGAATGTGCGAACGTGACGGTCAACTGCGATGGAGTCAATGCCGACGAGACATCCCATATAATCGACCGTCTTCGGGCCGATACCATTTATGGCTTGAATTGCATCACAGAATTCATTGGATGCCAGACTCAAACGTAAATCCTGTACGTCCTCAATTCCAGCTCTTTGCAAGAAAGCTACTAGCGCCTCGAAACGGCTAACCTTCTCATGATGGCGCCAGTTCAAAAATGTACCTGTTTCTCCGCTCTGAATTAGCGAGACCAATGAGGAAATTGTGACGTGATTCGGATGCATCCGCAGGATAGTCTGCACCCGAGGACGCACAACCGTCATATAATTAAGTCCAGCTTGGAGCACTGAGTCCGCGAGAACGGCTCCGATGTGATCACAGATATCACGTGGGGACCTCACCTCAAAGAGTGCGCCTTGATTTTTCGCATGATTAGCGATGCTACGCGCTACTTGCAAAATCTCGATGGCGGAATTACTCATACTAATTTTGCCTCTTTTAATGCACTCAGGCGCTCAACACAGTTCGGACAAGCACCGCAAGGAAACTGTGCGGACGCCTGGCACGAATAAGTTCGTCCGATAGGAACACCAAGCTCAGCAGCAACCCTAGCTACATCGGCTTTGGACGAATAGCGGAATGGCGAATGAAAGCGAACGGGACCAATGCTTGATGTAAGTTCGTCGAGATTATTCATAAATGCAGCAGTACAGTCAATTTCTTTGGCGTGGTTGCTATTGATGAATCCGGTATAGACATTCAAGATACCGGCAATCTGTGCGCGTGCCGCAGCAGCAGCGAAAAACAGCATTGTCCGATATGGGATGTACAAATCGTCGTCCTTGATATCCTCAGTCCAAAGATCTGCTTCGCGAATTAGCCGCGATTGCGAGCCTCGGAAGATATCAGATATATCAAAGCGCTCAGGCCGTTGCATTTCGGAAGGCAGGACTTCATTTACCCTACTCCACTCAATTTCTACACAATGTTGCCCATAGTCGAAAAAAATCGGTACAACTTCAACACCTTCTGCTGCAAGCTGGTATGCAACAGTTGTTGAGTCTAGGCCACCCGAAGCTAGAAGGAGCACCTTTTTTATCACGATTTGGCCCTCAATTCAGCAATGACACTAAACATACCGTTGAGGCACATATCAAGGCTAGAAGAATATACCGAACTTCCGACAACTACCATCGTGTTCTCATTCTCATGCCGCGGATCATAGGTGATGACCGGCTTACCCATCTCGATTGCCATACCGATTTCCACAAGCGTGCCAGGGTCTCGGTCGAGGGGGACAGCGAAGATTGCGTCACATTCCTTTAGCAGATGGTAATCCATGTGATATGTACAGCGCAGCTCACCACTACTTGCAGGTCGCTTCAACTCTCCATTTTCAAGAACGGGACGACGCACCTTGAAGTTGTGATACACCAGACTTTCAACAGCATGGTCGAGTTCCTGTTTTTCAACATATGAAAAATCTGGACCAGCAAGGTAAATCGAGTAACTCTGTCGGTCATGCCATGGGAGCACTGTCCCTCGGAGTGCTTGCAGTACATCCATCGAAAGGCGGAATTCGCGTTGCAAATCGCGTTTGATGTCGTCTGGAAATGTCGACTGTGAGTACACCGTCGCAGCTTGGCATCCACGCCATGCAGCTTCAATCCACCCCTTGTGAGAGAGGCCTACCATAACGCTCGAATAAACATCTCCAACACCGACTGAGTTAACGGTATTGCCCAACGTTGCTGGTATTTCTTCGACATCGTTATTACGCAAATCAAAAAGCCGACTACCGCCACGATTTTCTTTAAGCAGAAATACGTCTGGCGAAAGTGTCCTCACTACATTTAGAAGTCCACCGATATCGTCTTTTCCAAGTTTCATAAACAATGGGGACGATGTCGAGATAATGACAGCTTGCACGCGCCCGCAGAACTCCTTAAGTGAAGATAGATCCTCAAGGTCATACGCTATATCGAACGAAAACCGTGCGTCTTCAGTAAATGCGTTAGCGAGTACATTGATATCGAATCGACCAGGGAAGACAACGATTTTCTTATAAGCTTCGAGACATGGCAACGGGTCATTAACTTTCACTACTTTGGTATCGCTCATTAGATCTTCGTAGCCTTGGTGCGAAACTTCTGTCACGTCGCCAATAAGGATAACGTTCGGTGCACCTATGACATCACCAAGCCAGATGAAATCTTTACACCCAACCTCATCCAGATAGCGACTGGCTTCATCAACAAGGTATTGAGGGCAGAAAGCTGCTACTGAATAATTTAACCCTGCCGCCCACATCCCCCTTGCAGCATGAGCAATTCCTCCCAAGCGAAGCTTGCACATTACACCACGCTGAGCAAGCGTATAGTCGATAACAAGTTCCCCAACAATTAGAACTGTATCTTTGCAATCCATGATTATCTCGGCACGAAGTCAGCATTTACGGTAGGAACGGGCGAGGCTGCGGAGAAACTCACCAGGCCCACGTAAGTTACACCATCTTCGAGGCATGCTACGAGATAATTGAATGAGGTAGGAAGTGCCCCTACCTTTACACCCTGCATATCCACCGCGAAAACGCGTTTCTTATCGAAAACAATACCAAGTTGATCGCCGACAGCAGGCACATTTCTGAACCGTGAATAAAAATCACTGTTTCCAACATCTTCCAGCACAGTATGAAATGCCTGTTTACATCTATCGACCCCGCTAGCGCCCCCCTCTATGCCAGTCTCATCTCCTACAACCTTCTTAGCTTTTGTACCTGGATAATCTGAAAAATGCCCCGACCCTGAGCTCCCCATCGCATTGCTCCTACGTGGTTAATAAAGCCTTTTCTTATTACGGATTCGCACAGACCGCTCTCCTAACATATAGGTCAGCGCTACCATCAGATCAATAGCAGTTATTATATAATTTTTGTGGGATTTTGTTATCCGGACTTCTTCTTGCTCGCCTGAATTCCCAAACAATAGGCTCTGAATGGACGATGTGCAGATCTGCATATCGGTTACTTCCTGAATCAAATCCTGCGCAGCCTGGGTGCGCAACCACTGAGCGGGAGCTTTGTTTGCTCCCAATCCACTAGCTTGATGAAGCGCGTTCAGGTTAAACCGCCCCTCTGCGTCCGTGGAAATTTCAACGCCAGCGATACGATCTGCAAAGTGAGGTTTTGTGAGGTTGTTGCTGTTGGCGATACCACTGATATCTCGGAATACAATCAATGAAACGTTGTGCATTTTTCTGCTTACCGTTCAGTTTCGTTTTGCGCACTGCGCAATTCTAACGATGCGCAATTTCTTGTGCCCTGGATCTGTTGTAACAAGAGTAAATACACAGTTTGTCGGAGTACTAACGTCAACGATTAACTCTGTCGGGATGCATCTGGAAAAACTGACTTTCAACACCATACGGCAACAGACAGATCTGTCGGAGTAATAATATATTCATCCATCTGTGTGCTCTGTTCCATGTCCATAGATTCAAGCCATTGTAGTGATGCTTCAGTCATCGATGCCAAGCTTTTTAGCTAGAGGTCCCCAATAGGATGCTTCAAGATTGAGCAAGCGCTGGAGTTGGTTTTCAAATGTCGACCATCGCATGTTATCTGGCTTCGGGAAATACGCCGCGTTATTAAACAAGTTATAAGCTGGAGCATAGTCCCCCCATATAGCCGCTCGTTTGCGCCATATTTTTAAGCGCAATCTTCCTAATCTATCTTGGCTTTGGCTGGCGTAATGAAGCCTAAAGCATTTACGGCATGCAACATCAGCATCTGACCAATAAAGCTTTCCCTGTCTCTCCTCGCAATATGGGCATACAAACCACCAGCGTCGGCCATTAAAATGTGTTGCTGTGGTGCTAAGAGTTATCAGTAGCTCTCTGCCAGTTTTGACCCTAGCCCTACAGGTACGAAAGTTGTGCTCTGTTACTACTGGATAAAGCTCTATTGACCGCCCTTGTGAACTAACCCAACGCCATCCAGTATCGCTGAGTGTCACCAGACGTTTAATAGCTTTACCACCCAAGTACGGCAATTCATGCGTATAGTGGCGTTGCTGAGGACTTACCCAAAGGTTCATTATCAGCTCCTGTCTGAAATTAGCCATACGAAATCATATGGGTTTTTAGAGCACAGTTCTGAATCGAAATACCGCACAACCCCAGATACCGCAAGGCTTGCAACTATGTTCTATTGTTAGTCTAATTTAGCATCGTTCGCGTATAAAACTTTTCCTGTTTCCACTGTGCTATGACATGTCTCTGTTGCTCGAAAGCAACTTGTTATTGATCCTTCTTTGTTGACTGTGCACTTTACTCTCTTGCACGACGTAATGCGTCTGTTGGTTGGCCGATGGCACCCTTTCGACCACCAGGGCGCACTGTTCTCGCACTTACCACACTATCTGCGATCACCTGATAGCCGTTCTGCTCATTACCGTGACCATCTGTCCATTGGGTTAGCTGCATATTGCCCGACACGCTCACCATGTCACCTTTTTGATGCTTCGCTAGCGCGTCGGCCTGTTTGCCAAAGGCCGTTACCGCCAGCCAGAAAGTTCCCTCCCCATTATCAGAACGCTGGCAAGGTAGCGATACCGCTATCCGGGCAAAGCTCATGTTGTTGCCGCTGCTGGTGGTACGGCTTTGCACATCAACCACCAAGCGGCCATACGCTGAAATTTGAGCAGTCACTATTCACTCCCATTTGGTTGAACTGGAATACACGTACCACCGAAAATTGCTGTCGAAATAACCACCACTTAGAATTTCATTATTTGCAACAAATACTGTTATCATTTCATTTTATGAAACATAAAGAATTGTATCAATAATGACTAATGAGGTGGTTATGTCTCGACAAGCAACAATGAAGCCTGTGCTTATCAGCAAAGAGCAGATGGTGAAACTGAAGTTAATTCAAGAAGAAGAACAACAGAAATCCCCCTTAGGCATAGCGCCAAGCATCCATGCAATCGCGCGCGGGTTGATCGATAAGGCTCTGAATCTGCCTATGAAGGCCAGTCACTAATACCTGGAGGTTAATTATGCCAACTGTACCGGTAGTGCGCGGTCCTCAAGTCAGTAGCCAGGGATTCTCATCTACACCAGTGGTTAACCGCGCCACACCAGAAATGCTGGGTGGTGGGCTGGCAAACACGATAGATCTCTATGCTCAGGCGTTTGGTGAAGCCAAGCAAAAAGCCGATCTTGCTCAAACCCAAGAGGGTGAGGTTGAGTATCAGGAATTTGCAAATAGTCAGCTTAATGACCCAAGTAACGGCCTGTATACGAAGCAGGGAAAGGATGCTATGCCGCACGGCATTGCCACTATAGGGAACATAAAAGCAAAAGGTGAAGAGATACTAAGCCGAATGCCTGCAGGGGGGATGCGAGATAAATTATCGCTGAACATCAGGCGTATGGATATGCAATACGAGACTCAAGTAAGGTCATACGAGCGCGATCAAACGCAGAAGTATCAGTATGGGCAATTTCAGGGATCGCTTGATCTAGATATTGATGAGTTATCAAAAACCGATTCATCTAACCCTGCTTGGGCTGGTCGGTTTAAGTCGATGACTGAAAACATAAAAGCATTTGGAACCAATCATGGCTGGAGCGATGAGCAGATACAAGCAAAGCTAACAGAAGCAAAGAAAGTCGCCGCTAAACAAAACGTCGAAAACCAGTTAGGTGCTGGTCAGGTTGCTGAATTTTTACAGCGAAATGGTGAGCCATCAGATTCAGGCGGTGGCGTTCGTGTTCCCACAATAAAGGGAGAGGGGCCTAGAGGCCTAAAAAACAACAACCCCGGCAATATTGAATTTAGTGATAAAAACAGTTGGGATGGGCAAACCGGTCATGATGGTAGATTTGTTCAGTTTGCTACACCTGAACATGGTATTCGTGCGCTGGGTAAAAACCTGCTTTCATATAGCCGACAGGGATACCAGACGATTGATCAGATAATCAATCGGTGGGCTCCGCCATCAGAAAATGGTGCAGACGCCACAGCAGCTTACGTTGCCAATGTTTCAAAGGCTATGGGTATTCCAGCAAATACGCCCGTTGACCTTACCGATCCCGCTACGCTTGCGCGAATGACAACAGCTATCACCAGTCATGAAAATAGCGGCAACGTGCCATATACACAGGAGCAGATTGGCTCTGGCATTCAGGCTGCGCTCGGTATTTCAACGCTTCCTGATACTGGACGAAGAGTTACCAGAAGCACTGCATTCTCATTGCTCGATCCGTCTGAGCAAGGTAGATACGTCCGCCAGGCTATGACAATGGAGAATCAGCAGCGTTCGGAGTACCGGGCACAACTTACTGACGTTGTTCAGGACGCCACCGCCTCATACCTGAAAGGTGTTGAGTATCCTAACGCGCCGACGGAAGGAAGGTTCATCCAGGCGTATGGTTACCGTGAAGGGCGACAGCGCTACGAAGACTTTTCAAATATGCGTGTGGCTGGCCAATACATTGGCTCTTTTCGCAACATGCCGACGGCCAGTATCAACCAATATGTGGCTGACCTGAAGGGTAAATTGGGCGAAGGTGAAGGGTTTGCCGGCCGCTCAACGGCATTTGACCACGTTCAGGTAGCAGCTGATCGAGTAATCAGCCTCCGCGAGTCCGACCCCTACCAGGCGGCGGTGGATATGGGAGCGTTTAAACCGATAACCAGCAATAACCCAAACGATATCGCAGCAGAGGTGAAAATTCGTTTTGCAAATTCCGATCAGCTTAAAGCCCTCGGTATAAATGCCCCCCTACTGTCCAAGCAAGAAGCCGCAGGCCTGTCTGAAATGGTTCGTGGTTCAACCAACATCGATCAGTCTGTCAACCTACTGCAAGCCTTTGGGCGCTCTCTTCCGCCACAGGCATTGCGCAGCATTGCTGGTTCAATTGCACCCAATAGCGCCGCCACTGCGTACGCTTCACTGCTACTGGCACCGGAGGATAACCAATACAACAACCGGCAATCGACGATCGCTTATAGCCAGTTCATTAAGTACAAACCCACCATGGACAAGTACGAAGCAGCAAAAGTTATTCTGTTGGGGGATCAGTTAGTCAATCCTACAGAGGCGCAGAAAAAGGCTGGCATGCAACCGGTGATGTTGCCCAGTGACGATAAGTTACGTGAAGCATTCGATTTGGCTGTTGGTAATGCATTTCAATACAACCCGCAGGCGCACCAGATGACCTATAGCGTGTTTAAGTCTGCCTATGCTGGGCTGGCATATTCATCTGGAAAAGAAAGTGATATGAGTTCCAAGGCCGTAACTTCCAACCTTTCAGATCAAGCAGTGCAGTATGCCACCGGCGGTGTTTATAAAAGCTTCAACGGCGGCGACGTGGTGATGCCTTTTGGCATGGATAAGAGCACATTCAAAGATCGCTTCCATGGTGCAGCGCGTGGCGTGTTTTCTGAAGCGGGGTTGAATCCTGGCGCTGTCGGCAATTTCCGTCCAGTTAACGTTGGTGACAATCAATATCGCATGGTGGCTGGAAGTGGCCGCTGGGCGCTAAATCCCCGTACAGGTGATTATATTGTCGTGAGGGTTCAATAATGGCTGATATTTTCTCACTGGCACCAGAGGGGCTGGCGTGGACAGATAATGCGGCACAAAACAAAGCTGCCCGGCCAGAAGATTATGAGCCTGGGTTTATGGCAGGTTCGATCTCCGCTTTACCGCGCGGGATTGCTGAAGGTGCTATCGGAGTGTTGCAGTCCGGTGTAGCCGCAGACCAGAAACTGATTAGTGATCCCAAATACTTGCAGGAATTCATTCCTACCTATGGCGCGTTCAAGGCACTCTTTCCGGAAGCCGATCAGCGAATTACAGCAGCTTATGATTCCACCAGCAAGGCGCTGGAGCGAGCGCGTGAATACATAAAGCCAGAACCTGGCACACAGGGAACAGCGGCGCAAGTGATTGATGGTCTTGGTCAATTCGTACCAGCCATGGCTATTTCTGTTTTTGCTGGCCCGGCTGCTGGCGGAGTTACAGCATTTGGCAGCACCTACGAGCCATCGCGCCAAGAATTTCTGTCAAAAGGAGTTGATCCTGAGACGGCGAACACGTTAGCGCTAGAACAGGGAGCAGCAAACGCCGCGGGCATGGCGTTGCCTGCTGGTGTTGGCGGTAGGCTATTAACCCGACTGGCATCAGGTATAGGCATTAATACTGGCTTTGGTGCCGCTAGCCGGTTTGCTGTCAGCGACACACTGGAGGATAACGGCTACTCAGATCTAGCGAAGCAATACCAGGCATGGGATAAACAGGCGTTGCTGGTGGATGGTGTACTGGGAGCAGCTTTTGGTGGCTTTTACCACTGGACGGCCGGAAAAAATCCGCAACCCGTTAATCGTAATGATTATTCACAAGAGTCCTTGCAACAATTTTTTGGGGATAATTATACGCTATCAGATGAAATGGCAACCGAATCACTGGTAAAGCAACTTTCAGATAATGGAGTCATTAATATCATCCGAGATGAAAACTCCGCTCAAGGATATACATCTAGTGAGGACGGGGTGATCACTCTTAATCTAGCGGCCATTGAAGATGGCGGCAGCTTGGCTTACACATTAAGTCATGAAGCGTTCCATTCTGAGATTGGCAGATATAGTTCTAAGAAATACCAGAGGCTACTTTATGCGATAACTAATGCTAGTGATCGCGCTGAATCTGGTAGCGTGATTGGAGATTCCCGAAAGATAGTTTCTGAGCTATCGGAGTCTGGAGAATTTGAAAGTGCACCAAACCCTAATGCACTGGCTGCCGAAGAAACAGGGGCATATTCTGCTGGCCTTTACGAAGATCTATCTCCTTCTGATGTCAATCAATGGCGAGAATTTACGGGTAAGATTAAAGCTGGAATATATAGAACCACGGGCATTCAACTCGGCGAGGTGACTGCCGAACAGTTGAATGCTATGGCTAAAAAACGCTTGTCTGGCTTATCTCTTGAGGCTTCTGTAATCGATGCGTTCGGTGCAAAGCCTAGGTCCAGCACTGGTGACGATGCACTGCTGCCGGGTGAGCAGCAGCCGATCACCACCCAGGCAGCGCCTGGCACTACAGCAGAGCCAACCTATGAAGGCCGGATTGCCGAACTGCAAAATATGTCCGGTCAACTGATGAGCCGAGGTGATCGAAAAGTTTGGCAGTCGGAAATTGTTAACAGTGAGAGGGTGATTACCAGGCTAGAGGCCGAAGATACGGCTATCCGTGATGCAGCGCCGACTGGTAGTTCAGGGGCAAATCGCCGCTACTATGAAGCCAATCAAGGCAAGTTGGATGAAATTAGTAGTCAGTTGGATGGCGCGCGCCAGCGTTTACAGGAAGCACAGGAAACACTAGCTCCACATCAGCCTAACGGACAATTTTATGAAGCAAAGGCCGATCTTTCTCGCTTAGAGCAAGGAATAATCCCCGAAAGCATGCGCGGACTTGTACGAGAAACCGACATCCGTCCAAGCGATGTGGATGCGGCGCACGTGATGAATGAGGGGCTTCATTATGATATTGAATCTGCACCAGTGGCGCATGGCAGTATCGAAAGCGTAAACGCCCATGTAGCTGCCATGGATCAGGCGGCAGCACAACTGATGCGTGGCGATTCCGTCAATGTGGATCAGCAAATCCGAGGCCTTGACGGTGTGATGAAACCGGATGCAATCGAGCAAGGGAGGCAACAGCGTGCTGCCATGGAAGAAGCTTTTAAGGAAAACGGTGTTGCTTATTCACCGCCGCGCGAAGAGCCCTCCCAGACGCCGGAACCACGCCAGAGCAGTGCGTTTGCTGGCACCGCCGAAGACGGTGCCAGGCAGGTGAGCACCGATCCAGATACCGGCACGGTTATTTCCAGCAACAGCTATGACCTGATGGCGGCGCGTGACATGTCACAAAGCAATCCCGACATTAACGTCTTGCACCCAGACACCGGCGAAATGGTGCCGTTATCCAAAGCGCTGGCGGATATGGACGAGCAGATCGCCCAGGTACAGAAAGAATCTCGCGTTTACAGTGTGGCCGCAGCCTGCTTCTTGAGGAGTTCATAATGAAACAACAGTGCATTGACGCAATCACCCAGACGCTGGGCCGCAAGCCATTGGCTACCGAACTGAAAAACATCGAAGACCGGATCCGCGAGGCGGTGCAGCAGGTATCCCGCATGAACGCCCGCGCCGGAAAATCAGGCATGCCAACGGCTGACGTATACCGGCAGGCGGCCGATAATGTTGCCGCACGCGTCGTGCATGACGCTTTCAAGAAGCGCCAGCGCCTGGCACAGAATGCGATCGCCATCAACAATATAACCGAGACGCTGAACCGCGTTGTGCCAGAAAACGAGCAAACGCCGGCCAATTTGGCGCAGTTTATTTTCTCTGGCCGCCGAATGCGAGACGGTAAAGAGGTTGATGTAACGTCAGCGGAAGAGCTGGCCACGGGTGCCTATCAGGATTGGACACGCCAACTTAGCTCACAGATGATGGAGGCAGGCTCGGAGGTACAGAAATTTTTTCATCAGTCCCAAGCGTTGGGCGAACAGCGCTTACGCAACTACCTTCCGTTCAACCATGCCGCTGCCAAATCTGGGCAGTTGCAGATCCTGAAAGAATTGTACGGCGAGGATAGCGGCAACCCCGCAGCCAAGAAGGTGGCAAAAATTTGGGGTGATATTACCAGTCGAGCCCGGCAGGAAATGAATGATTCAGGTTTTGATATTGGTCTGCGTGATGATTGGCACCTGCCTTATGCCGATGATGCCGATTTAATCCGTGCTGCCGGACGTGATAAATGGCTGGCATCTCTGCCACCAGCAGAACGCACCGCAGCGATTTCGTTTGGCCGCATGCCACCGGCAGACTTTGCCCGCCGGGCGTGGGTTGATGATGTTTGGAATACTCAAGAGCGTTCGCAGTTCGTAAACCCTGATGGAACCCAAATGAACGATATTGAGTACCGCCAAGCGTTGGAGTCCATCTTTGAAAGCAAGGCAACGGATGGGGCTCAGAAGATTGAACCAGGTGCATTAGCCGGTTCCGGTGGCATTAAAAACCGTGGCTCACAAAGCCGCGTGATGGCGTTCAAAGATGCGACCAGCCATTTCGGATACATGGAGCGCTACACCAAACAACCTGTGGCTGGCGTGATGATGGGACACCTGCAATCTTCATCGCGTGATCTGGGCGTAGCTAAAGCCTTCGGCCCCGATGCTGCCAATAACTTCCGTCTGGTGGTTGATCGTATTTACCAGCACAGCGTGGCGATCGATGGCGCAGGGCTGCCGACCAAAGATATGCAATCGCAGCGCGCCATGGTTGAGCGCATGTTTGACTCAATGGCTGGCCTTAATGGTGTGCAAAGCTCCGGCGTGTTCTCGTCTGCTATTGGCGGCCTGCGCAACCTGATGACTTCTGCCATGCTCGGCACCAGTGTATTCACCGCCACATCTGATCAGGCCATTATGCGCGCTACCGCGCAGGCGCTGGGCTTTGACCGTAACGGCATGCGCCTATCGGCTAATACACTGCGTAACCTGTTCAGCGGTGACGCAAGACGCGCCAACGCCGATCTGGGACTGCTGGTGGATACCCATGCGGCTGTGGTATCGAAAATGGGTGGTTTCGACCTGACGCGGGGCATCACGGGATGGTTCGCGGAGAAAACGCTTAAATGGTCTGGCCTGGTAGCGATGGACAGGGCTAACAAGGCAGCATTTGGCTTGCTGATGTACAAAAATGTGGGCAATTTAACCCGCCAGCATGCCACTCTAGATGCACTGAAAGGTTCAGACAAAACTATTCTCGCCAACAAGGGATGGACATCGCAGGATTGGGCGATCATGAATGCGGCAGAGTTGCGGCCACTGACGCCTAACGGTCATATGGGTATGACGCCAGATGCTATCTATGCAGTGCCCGATGCTAAAATCATGGATATCCTAGCCGACAAAATAAACGATGTGCGCGCCGGTGCAGACCAAGCGCTTTCCAGTATGGGTGAAATGAGCGAAACCCGAGCAAGGAATTTGCGCCAAGCATTCGAAGCAGAGACAGAGCAAACCATCGCACGTATGATTCGTAATGCTCGCGCAGAAGCAGCCCAAAAACTGCTGGGGATCACCCACGGTGAAATGACCAGTGCGGTGACTACCGCAACCGGTATCGATACCTATGCTCGTGACACCGCTGGCGAACTGACCCGCAGCTTCATGCTATTCAAAACTACCCCGTTTGCAGGTTTTCGCCAGATGGTTACTCGTGCACAAGACCTCGATCGCGTACCGGCATTAAAGTTTCTAGCAGGGTATATTGCTGGTACTACTCTGGCTGGCATGTTCGCCAACCAGATGAATGCATTACTAACCGGGAATGACCCTATCGACATGACCACCGGCAAGGCGTGGGTACAAGCCCTGCTGAAAGGTGGTTCATTTGGCATTTATGGCGACTTTCTGCTGCAAGACCAAACACAGTACGGATCAAGTATTGCAGGCGTTATTGGAGGCCCTGTGCTTGGGTTTGCTGAACAGATAATGAAGCTGCTGATAACCAACCCACAAAAAGCACTGATGGGTGAGGATACATCTTTTGGTGCTGATGCCATTAAGACCGCACGCATGATCACGCCATTTGCTAATCTGTGGTATACAAAGGCGGTAACAAATCACCTGATCTTGCAGCAACTGCAAGAGATGGCAAATCCTGGCTACAACGACCGTGTACGTGATCGCGCACGCAACCAATACGATGTAACCAGTTGGTGGAATCCGGGCGACATGGCACCACGCCGCGCGCCTGATTGGGGTAAGGCGGTAGGAGAATGATAAATAAAGTTAGAAAGGTAATTGTAGCGATATATGTGATATGCCTTTTCATTGCGATTATTTCGGTTGTTGATCGCGACTTCCGTTTAATAAGATACGGAAATCTAGAAGATGTATTCCCTTGGATTTTCATGCTGTTATCATCTGTCGTATCTATATATTTTATAGGGTATAGATTTGATAGCGGAAGCGAAAAGAAGGACAACGAAGACGGCCTGATCTCGCTATGGTGGAAAAGGAAACGGATGGAAGAGAAAAAACGGATATCTGAACTTTCGGGCGATAAATAGCACGCCAT